AAACGAGGACGAGGACAACCGAGGAAAGTCCCAAGGACAGAAGCTGGACTTGCGAAACTAGAAAAGCAAATCAATGATTTCTTTGCAGACTGCGACGCAAAAGGACATATCTACACGTTGAGTGGACTCGCGTACTACCTTGACATGGACAGGAAAACATTACTGAATTATAGTAAAGACCAAGATTATTTCCCCACTATACGCAAAGCACGACGAAAAGTCGAGTTGGCAATAGAGCAAAGATTGCTGTCAGAGAAAGGCGGCGCGACGGGTGCGATCTTCAACCTCAAGAACAATTTCGGATGGAAGGATGAGACTATCCAAGACGTAACCCACAAAGGAATCAATATTTCACTCACCAAGTTTGACCATGAATAACAAAGAACTTTTCAACCTACCGATTATCGACCGTGATGGCGAGATCCGCAAGAAAGCAATCCTTGATGCGACGAACCAGCCGACGGGCGAGGAGCGTGAACTTTTGGTACTGGATGTTGCACTGGATGCAGTGTTCATGGTAGACACGATGCGTTTGATTACCAGCCGTGAACAGGCAGAACAGATTCTCCCTGCGAAGATGAAGGAGAACTTTGATCTTTGGCAAGCGGTGCTCCATGGTGATGTGTTGACCGTAGCACAGCGTGATGCACTCAAGGGGTATATCATGGGCATGCAGGGAAGTGATGTCGTGAAGCACCAAGTGGTGCTGGTGATTGACCAACTAGCGACCACCGATGACGATACTACTGCCGTATAATCACCGGCCACGTGAGTACATGTTGCCGTTCTGGCACGCGCTGGATAAAGGCACAAAGCGTATAGGATTGATTCTACCGCGCCGTTCTGGGAAAACCGTTACAAGCGTCAATGCCACCTTCCGGGATATGTACGAACGCCAAGGTGCGCACTTCCACTACTTCCCGACATACAAGCAAGGACGCACGGTAGTATGGGACGGTATGGACGGGAACGGGAATAGGTTCTTGGACCACTTGCCGAAGGAGTTGGTCTACAACAGGAATAACCAAGAGATGATCCTTACCAGCCGCAGTATCGCGGATATGGACGAGCCGGGGTCTGTCTATCGAATCATTGGTTCGGATAATATCGACCGAAGCGTTGGAGCGAACCCCGTCTGGACACTGTTTGATGAATACTCCCTATCCGATCCTATCGCGTGGGATTACGTCCGTCCTATCCTTGCAGAGAATGGCGGCACAGCCATCTTCATCTTCACCCCACGAGGCAAGAACCACGCGTACAGGCTCTACCAAAGTACCAAGGATGACCCGAATTGGTTCTGGATGCGGTTGACTGTGGATGATACGGGACATATCCCGAAAGCCGTACTGGAACAAGAACGAAAAGAGATTATCGCTAAGAACGGTGATGATGCTCTTTTTTGGCAGGAATACTACTGTGATTTTGATGCCCCGGTACAAGGTGCCATCTACGGCACAATGATGCGTGAGATCGAAACAGAAGGCCGAATTCGAGACGTTGCACATGATCCTGCATTGGTGGTCCATACATCATGGGATCTCGGACGTGGTGATAATACCGTTGTGTGGTTTGTGCAGCTTGACCCTTTTGGCGAGTACCGTGTGATAGATCATTACGTCAACAAAGGCCATAATATCGAACACTACTTCGAGGTGCTCAAGAAAAAAGAACGCGAGCTAGGGTATTACTACGGCGGGCATTACCTACCACATGACGCGCAGGCCGAACGGATTGATACGAAAAAGAACGTGGAACAGATGATGGCAGACTGGTTCCCGTCACGTGATATACATGTCGTTCCGCGGATCAACAGGAAGTTCGAGCGTATACAGTTAGTCCGGCAGATGCTTCGTCGGTGTTACTTCGATACAAAGAAAACCGAAGCAGGACGCGAGGCACTTGTGTCGTACCACTACGAATGGGACGAGAAGCGATTACAGTTTAAAGACGAGCCTGAACACGACTGGGCGTCAGACCATGCAGATGCTTTTGGACAAATATTCCAGTACATTATCCCGAGAAAAGCCGGCGGCAGTAAGTCCTTCGCGATGTCACATGACCCGTATAAATAACATCTTGCGGCGCACTTTGACCAACCGTACAATAGGTGTAGCAATTCTTTTACCGTTCGACAATGGTGAATCGTGATGAATATAAACTCTCGCCCGCAGGTGAGAAGACAGAAGCCCATAAAAACCTCCTTGGTCGTGTAATCAAAGAGTTCAATGCCGCGTTTGATACGACCAACAACCTCTTCGATGAGTGGGAAATCCGCACGAAGATGCTGAATAACCAGATGAAAGACAAGAACTCCGTTGGTGTGCCGTTGATGTATACGACGCTGAATACTGTTGTATCTGCATTGTACGATGATAAGCTCGGTGTTACACATATCCCATACAACTCCTCCGGTGCGGACCGTGCAGCAGCTTTGGATCAGATGGCACTCAATGATTACCGCGTGATGAAGAAAGGCGTCACGGATTATCACTGGATCTGGGACGCAGCGTTCTACGGACATAGCCCGCTTTTGATGCAGGGGTGGAACAAAGATAAGCAAGTCCCCGAAGTGGAGCTTATGGATCCAATGACGTTTTTCTATGATCCGATGGCGGTGTTTGTGAATCCGTTCATGGGGAAACCCGGACTCCGATTCTTTGGACGTCAACGTATCAAATCGATTGATTCTTTGAAAGGAACAGACCTGCATAAGAAGTATTTTAATCACGAAGAGTTCCTCCCTCACCGTGGATCTGGGGACCGCGTCGAACAAGCTGATCTCACACGTAAGGAGATGCAGAACTTGATCGCGTCTAGCAAGAATATTATCACGGGCGGACCGAAGAGCGGGATGTTGGTCACTGAGTGGTGGACGTTTGATACAGAAGGAAACCGTGTGTATATCGAAGTTATGGGACAACTCTCTCGTGGACTGGATGAGTCCTGTATTATCCGCTACGAGAACTTGGATTTCCAAGACCAGTGGCCGTTGATCAACCGCGTCTTGATCCCACTTGGGGAGACATTCCGTGGTATTTCTATTCCCGATCTCACAGAGGACAAGCAGAGATACACGGCGAAGTTCCTGAACCTCGCGCTGAAATCCGCAGAGTTTGCGACATACGGGCAGTATCTTGTCGATACGAAGCGTCTCTCACTGGACGAAGTAGGGACACCAGCACCGAATAAGTTGATCGCAGTGGATGGTGATACGAACGGGGCAATGACGCCGGTCATGCGTGAAGGGCTACGCGGTGAGTTCCAGTGGGTCATGAATTACATGGAAGCCGTCTCACAGCAAGCAACCGCTACACCTGCTATCTCGCAAGGGATGACGCCTGATAAGAGCCGTAGTGCGACGGAGATTGCGCAGCAGTCTTCTGGCGTGGACCGTCGGCATACCTTATCCGCAAAGATCCTTGGATGGTCTGAGACGGAGTATTACGAGCAGTGGTACCGTTGCTACGATAAGTTTTTTCCGAAGGCGGGTGAGAAGGTGATCCGCTTGATGGGCGAGATGGGGACATTGTTCACCACCTTTGGACGCACGGACTTCATGGATAAGAAGCAGCCCGAGGTGTATGTCCAGTCTGCGGTGATGGGAGAGATCGAGCGAACAACGAAGCTACAGAACATGACCAACGTCATGCAGGTTATTTCTGCGGATCCGAATGTGAACACCCGATATATGTTCCGTAAGGTGGCAGAACTATCCGACTTCTCACGGGAAGAAGTGAATATGTTACTACCTCGCACACCCGAAGAACTGCATGCAGAGGGCGAGAATGACTTGATACTGAAGGACGAAGTACCACGGATCAGTATGCGTGATGATCACATGGCACACTTGGAGATCCATGCGAAGCTCCCGGAGAGTAAACTTCGTGATGCACATATCGCCGCACACAAGAAAGCTATGTTGCTTGCGCGTATGAACCCGGAGATTATGCCTGCACCGAACGCGGTCAATCCTGCGAATATGACGGAGGTAAATCCCGAAGTAGCAGCCCAGCAAGGTGTGACGCCGAACCCTACAGCGATGAACTTTAAATCTCCCGTACAAACAGCATAATGGAACACCACGCAGCATTGATGGAGGCATTGATCACGACACCAGCATGGGAACTCTTGACTATGCACCTGAAAAAGAATATTGCTGAACTAGAGCGATATATACTAGAGGGGCACTATGATACTATCGACACGTATAAACGCGCAGTTGATAAACGGAAAGTGCTCCTTGACATGTATGAACTCCCATTGAAGATAGCGGCTTTGTCATCGCGTGAAGTGACAGGGCCGTCTTCTTTGGACCCGTATGAAACCGTGGATGAATCCCGTGAACGGAGAACATCAGTCTAGGTGTGGTGTGACGCGGAGTCTTAATGCCCCGGCAACGTGTCACATTGCACCCGGGTGGATGTTTCCATCTAGGTCTATATTTTTAAAGGACTACACATGACCGACATCAATGTCGAGAATCCCGAGCAGGGTGACTCTACACAGAACACCGTGACTACGGAGTCTCCATCGAATGCCGCCCAGCAGTCGAAAGAGGAGAAACAGAACTGGTACGCACGTAGGCAACAAGAGAAACTCCGCAAGAAGCAAGAAGCTGAAGCAGAGGAACTCCAAGCGAAACTAGAGAGGGGAGAACTTTTTGCAGGACCGGACGACGTCGAGGAACTTGTTTTTGAAAAAGAACAGGAAAACCGGGTACTGCGTACAGAAATATTTCTTCGTGATAACGGGCCATTCGCAGCGTATAAGGACGAGATCCTTGCCGCAGCAAAAGAACCCCGGTACGCGTCACTCACCCCCGATGAGTTGGCAAAGGTTGTCGCAGCGGATAAACTCCTTGATTCCTCACAGAATCAACAGGCAGTGACCGCGCACGCTACTGGATCTGGTGCATCTGCACGTGAGAACATGCGCGCACAGGCCGTAGACTATAAGTCTATGCCGAAAGCCGATTTTGATCTCTACACGCAGAAAGTGATTAGCGGGCAAATCTAGCCTTTTTCCTTTTTTTGTGTATGAACAGCACAAGCAATATCACCAACGCGGTGAATAACTATTACGATCAGCTCCTGCTGCATCGTGCAACTTCAGAGCTTCTGCATGGTATGTTTGCGCAGAAGCGCCCTTTGCCTCGCAACGGGTCTACGAATACCATCAAGTTCCGCCGGTACTCTAATCTCTCCACGGCAACAACGCCTCTGGTCGAGGGACAGAACCCCGGGTCTGTACAGTTCTCTATCGCCGATGTAACCGCACAGGTACAGGAGTATGGAAACTACGTTGAAGTATCTTCTACGCTTGACTGGTCTGTTGTGTCTTCCGAGCCTGCTGAATGGATGCAGATTCTTGGGTACAACGCCAACGACACGCTGGATGTCCTGATGCGTGATGCGTACAACGCAGGAACGAATGTGTACTACGGAGGTAACGCGACGTTGACGTCTAACGTGGACACTGCCGACTTGATTGACGCGACTGCGATCAAGAAGTCTGTACGTCTTCTCAAGAACAACGATGCTCGTGTTATTACTTCTTTTGGGTATACAGACGACGCAACGGATGTGAAGAATATCCGTCCTTGTTTTGTTGGTATTTGCCACCCTAACACGACATATACGCTCAAGGGTCTCACCGGATGGACGGATATCGAGCAGTATGCACACTCCACGCAGACTATGCCCGGAGAGGTTGGTAAGCTGGACGAGGTACGTTTCATCGAGACGACGAATGCCAAGATCAAGACAGGTGAGGGAGACAGCGGTATTGACGTGTACACCACGTTGATTTTCGCACAGGACGCCGTCGGTCGAACGATGGTGACTGGTGAGGATCTGAAAACGATCTATCACCCTTTTGGATCCGCAGGAGCATCTGATCCTCTCAACCGTATTTCTACGATGGGATGGACCACGACCTTTGTTGCGATGATCCTCAACAACGCGTACCTTGTACGTATCGAGCACGCTGTAGCAGCTTAATTCTTATCAGAATATTGTTTATGAAAACCACCAACAAGCAGGTACAACCCGTTGATTTTACGAAGGAGGACGCACCCGCTACTCCTGCACGTGCGAAATCAAGTGTTGCACTCACTCCAGCCCAGCGCGTCCAAGCTGGCGAACAGATTTCTTTCGAAGAACTGGAGCAACTCCGCAAGTCTGGTCGGTCTGATCTTTGGATCCGACACGAACTCTTGCATGGACAGAAAGAGACTATCACGATCCCTCTGGATATGGGCGAAGGGTTTGATAAGGTTGATCAGAGAACAGGCGAAGTCTTGTACCCTATGGAGTTTGTCGCGATCAATGGTATCGCAGTACATGTCCCCAAAGGTGTACCCGTCGAAGTCTCGTATCTGGTGGCCCAGCAGCTTCGCCCGTATATCAATAGCAAGATCCCTCGTAAGCATATCCCGATGAATGTATCGAAGCCGCAGGTGTCTTATTCCTTCTAACTAGAACTATTGTATGAGTAACTATGCTGACGGGCACGTAGAGTCCCGCAAGTCTCTGATCCAGCTTGCAAAATCTGCAAATCACACGCTCCTTTCTACTGGCGGTCTCGCGATCAAGGCTGGTGGATCTGCGCTGGTGAAGGCTGCTACGGCATGCCGAGCGTTTGTGAATGGTAAGCTGGTGACCATCGCCGCTAATACGGATATGGCCGCACTGGCTGGAACGATTACCGCTGATTTGTTCAATGTCTATGTCTTCTCTATCGACGAGGCAGGGACGTTGTACACGCAGATGGGTACGGAGGCAGCAACGGTAGGAGCAGTTCTGTTCCCCGACGTTCCTGCGGACCGTGCCGTGATTGGATTTATTATCGTCAACCCTACGGGTACAGGTAACTTCGTCGGCGGTACTTCCGCTCTTGATGACGCTACGATTGTACCGAATGCGGTGTACGTGAATACGCCATATCCTTTCAATCCCGGTCTTTACCTCGCCGCTGAGTAATCAACGGATTGATCACAACGAAGAAATACTCGCCTCACAAGGGTGGGTATTTTTTTATTGCATGCGCCATATAGGCCCCGTACAATGTATGTAGATACGGGGCACCACTATCTTCGATGAACGGTATACAGTTTGCGGCGCTTGTACGCACCACCACAAATCAAGACAGCACAACGTTCCCTGATGCACGTATGGTTGCATATACAAATGCAGCTTTGGAGGAGCTTGTCCCCCGCGTGGAATCCGTCAATGAGGGATTTTTTACTATGGAGTATTACCATGATCTTGTCGCAGACCAACGTCTCTATACGTTCCCGGATGATATGATGACGCGTATGGAGAAACTCGCGATCAAGTTCGAGACATGGGCAGGCTACGAATGGTGTGAAGAAGACAGGCTTTCTATGACGCGTCTACCCGCTGATGAGGCGACTATCCGCGCACAATACAGTGATAGCCGCCCGAAGTTCTGGCTCCGGCGAGAAGGACTGTATATCCTCACAGGAAGTGCTATCCCTGACGCAACGGACGGTATCCAGTTCTGGGCGAAGAAATACCCGAACGATATTTCCGCAACGACATTGGCGCAGTCGTTTGATATGTCTATCGCTCCTGCTGCTGATGGTGTAGGGATCCCTCGCCTGATGCACAGAGTCCTCGCTATGCGTGTATCTATCATGTACAAGGAGGATAGGGACCGACCGTTGCCACTCACACAGGCAGAACAGAACTTTGAATTTCATGTACAGAAAATGCTGGATAGTATCGGCGGTCAAAACCTTGAACGATCGATTACACCGAATTTCCCGTATGATGATGGATCTCAATACTAACTTTTTTTTTATGCTTCTACGCTCGCGATTGAAAATCAAAAACAATGTCGTTGCCGTTTTGAAAGACGCAGCAGGGAACATTGTCCCGCTCTTCCAGCCTAACGCGCTGGGAATGGCATGGTATAAAGCAACAGGTACACTCCCGCAGGTGTCTTTGTTTGGGGCTATGAGTGATAACCTCAAGCTTAGTAACCTTGTCACAACGGCAGGACGTGCGGCATTGGCTGCAAAGATTGGTGGTGTGTCTGCCGTAGGTGATTGGGAATACCTTGCGATTGGTACGGATAACACCGCAGCAACGATTGGTGATACAGCACTTGGTGCGGAGATTACCACTGGTGGAGGAGCGCGCGCCGTTGCTACAGCAGCGTTGACGACGACAGATACCACGAATGATACCTTACAACTTGATTATGAATGGACGTTTTCATCGACGTTTGCGGTCAATGAGGTGGGTATATTTAATGCTGCATCTGGTCCTACGTTGCTTGCTCGTGTTCTGTTTCCTGCTGG